GGCCGCCGCCGCGATGGCGAGGTCGGTGTTCGCCGCGATCTGCTCGGGGGCGAAGCGGCTCTGCATGTTGCCGAACTGCACCCGAGTCGGGATCGCGTTCACGTACACCAGCTGCTCGGTGCCACAGGCGACCGTGTACACGGCCTTCGTGGCGCCACCGGGCGATGCGTCGGTGGCCTCGGTCCAGATCGAGGTCGCCGCACCCAGGCCCGAGGGGGAGCCCTGCAGCGGGCCCACGCCGATGTCGGGTGGGCTCACGAAGCGGAGACCACCACGGTCGGCCTGGAAGGCTGCGAGAGCGTCACGCACCGGCCGTGCGGCGTCGGCCCAGGTGGGCACCGAGTAGTCGACGTTCACCGGGAGGCACACGCCACCGGAGGCGAGCACGGCGCGGGTCTGGCGGTCGACGTGCTGGGCGGTCATGCCGCACACCGCGTCGATGCGGGCGCTGTTGATCTCGGCGTCCGGGCCCAGGCGCCGGTCGGCGGGATAGGCGCGGGCCCAGTTGGCGCGGGCGACGATGTGCTTGCCGGTGGGCGGGTCGCTCGGGTCGAGGCCGGCGAGCATGTCCACCATGGCCGAGGCGAGCACGGCGCGGTCGGGGATCACTTCGCCGGGGTTCAGGTCACGCAGACCTGCACCGGCGGTGATGACGGCCGAGGACGCGCTCGGCAGAGGCCGGCGGTCGGGACTGGGGGCCGGACGGTTGCGGGCCGCCATGCGGCCTACCTGCCCGGGCCGGGCGCCAGCGGTGACGAGCTCGGGCGCAGCGGGGTCCGCTACGGCGTCGGGGTCGTCGGGCGTGGCATCGGGGTCCGCGTCGGGATCCGCGTCAGGATCCGCGTCAGGGTCCGCCGCCGGGTCGGCATCGGGATCCGCGTCGGGGTCTTCGCCCTCGGCCACGACGGCGGGGTCGGGCAGCGGCTCGGGCTGGGCGTCCTCGGGGTTCAGCACCCGCTCCATGCGGGCCCGCGCCTCCTCGGCCTGGCGAGTGGTCTCGGCCGCCTCGTCCGTGCGGCGCTGGTCCTCGCCCATGACCGACTCGGCCGCATCGGCGAGCTCGTTCATCACGGCGACGATCGCGGGGGTGACTTCGGCGTCGTCGAGGTTGCGGTACTCCTGGTCGATGAGACCCCGAAGCTGTGTGAGCTCCTCGGCGTTGAGCTCGGGCAGGCGGGCGAGAAGCTGGCGGATCTGATCCATGGTCGACGGCTCCCTCGTGGCGTTGGTCTTGCGACCGACTCGAGCGCGCTATGGCGGTCGACGTCTGCGGGTCAGGGAGCTATGCCGGACCTGGTCTGACGAGAGTGTCGTCCGTCCGGGCGGACAAGTCAAGCATTTCGGTCGCGCACCGACGTGGCGCGAGCGGTGATGACGAGCAAACGCCACATGGCCTGGACGTTCTCGATCCACCGACACATGGCGAGTCGCGATGCGTCGCGATCCGCGGATCGCGGATCAGCCGGCGCGCCGGCCCCAGGCGCGCTCGAAGCGCTCGCGCTCGGCCTGCATGGCGATCGGAGCCAGCGGGGCGTATCCGCGTTCCATGTCCGAGAGTCGCTCCTCGACGGTCCGAGGCTTCACGATCTCGGGCGCCTCGAACAGGAGCGACCCCGCCGCCACCAGCGACGTGATCTTCCCGTTCAGGCGGTGCGCCTTGGCGATCGGGAACCCGGGACTGTTGACGGCCAGCGCAGCCACGAGCTCGAGGCCCCGGCCCAACGGGCGCCAGTCGCCCGACAGCGACGAGGCGCGCAGGGTGTAGACCTGCTCCTCGCTGGCCGAGGGGTTCACGGCTCCGTGGAACCAGATGCCGAACTCGTCCTCGCCCACCACGACGTTCGCCACATTGAAGCGGGCATTGTCGTAGTGGGCCATCGCGTGACTCATCGACATGACATCGGGAGCGTGGCCCAGGCCGGCGGTCAGGGCGCCGGTGTCGACGAGCTCGCCCTCGGCGGTCAGCACCTGGCCGCGGTACCAATGCGCGTACCCGCTCCTCGAGCGTGGGGCCAGCATGCACTTGCCCCGGTACTGCGGGGAGGTGTGGCACACGCCCCAGGCTGCCAGGTGGCCGAACGCCTCACCGCTGGCGAGCACGGTCGTCGGACAGGCGTAGCGTCCCGAGGCCTTGCCGGTGCGGGGGTCGTAGAGCTCGCGCATGTGCTCGTGGTCGATCGAGAACTGCGGGTCGTCGAACCACGCCATCGGCGGGGCGATCGGGCCAGCGGCCGAGGCCACGAGCACCAGGCCCGCCGCTTCGCACGGCTCGCACGCCTCCTCGGCCACGATGCGGAAGGCCATGGCCCCCGACGAGGCAGAGGCGGCCAGGGGCTCGGGTGCGGCTTCGGGCAGGGTCTCGCCCAGCACGATGAAGGCACCGGGGGACGCGGCCATGGGGCAGCCGGTCACGGCCAGGATCTTGCCCGCGGTCACCGTCACCTCGACGGGGGGCCCGTCGGTCTCGGGTGCGTCGGCCATCGAGGAGATCTCGCCGTTGAGCAGGTCGTCGAGAATGTCGTCCTGCTCCACCGCGCCGAGGTCGACCGACACGCCGAAGCGACCCATCTGCTGCAGCTGGTCCGCAGCGTGCAACGCCTCGTCGGTGGTCAGGAAGTGACCGAAGGCCTGGACCACGTTGCCGTCGCGGGTGAAGCTCTCGATGTTGCCGGCCAGGAACGCCGGGTCGTTCGGGCTCATCCCGTCGGGGTCGTGCGCCGAGGTGTCCATCCACATCAGCGGCAGGGGGGGCTCGCGCCAGGTCAAGGCCTGGGGGGCGATCATCCGGCGGTCATCGGTGGGCACGCCCTCGATGGCGCAGACCATGGCGAAGGCGGGCCCGGTGAGGTCCGCCGTGGGGCTGGGATCGGGCTCGGGGAGAGGATCGGAGCCGGGAGGCGGTGCGGCGGCCGTAGGCGGCGTAGGAGGGGCCGTAGAACCGCCAGGAGCAGCGGGCGGGGAGGCAGGAGCGGGCGCACCACCAGGGGGGGCAGCGAGAGCCGCGCCCCCGGCCGCGGCGTGGTCGTCGGATCCGGGTGCAGGGGCGGCGTCGCCCCCGGCGTTGTCCGGGCCTCCGGTCGAGTCGTCGGCGCCACCGGTCGGCGTGCCGGCTGGAACCATGCCCTCGCAGGTGCAGCCCTCGGTGGTGCAGGCGCCGGCGTTGATCGACTCGGGCATGTCCGTGTGCACGGACGCCATGTGCCCACAGTCGGGGTTCTGACACACCTCGGTGTCGGGCACGTCGGACTGTCCGGGGGGGCTGTCGTCGGCGTCACCAGGGATTCCCTCGTCGTTGCCGGGTGTGGTGCTGGCGGCCTGGACAGGGACGGCGTCAGGCTTGGGAGCGGGCTCGGCGATGGGGGGCTGCGGCTCGCCGCTGGCCTCCTCGGGCGTGGCGCCTTCGGTGACGTCGGGGTTCCCGGCCAGCTTCGTGCCGCACTGATCGCAGAACACCGCGTCGTCGTCGTTCATCTTGGAGCACACCGGGCACTTCACGGACTCGTCAGGGTCCGCGTGGTACGGCTCGGGCTCGTAGCCCTCACCGTCGGCGAAGGCCTGGGCGTCGGCACCTGCGGCGGCGGGCGGCACCGGGGGTGCGGGCTTGGCCGGCGCGGGAGGTGCGGGGGGCGCGGCGTCGGCTGCCTCGTCCTGTGCCTGCGCGGCTTTCAGCTGGTCGATCGCCGACTTCACCACCGGGATCAGCGCGGCGACCTTGGCGTCGGCCGGCTTGTCGGGGCTGTCGGCTGAGTCCTTCGCCTGGGCGGTCTCGAGCTCGGCGAGGTCTGCCTCGAGCTTGGCGATGGCCGCGTCGACGGTGCGGTCCTCGTCGGCGTCACTCGGTGCAGCGGGATCCCCAGGTGCGGGGGCCGCGGGAGGTGCGGGGGGCGCGGCGGCGGCAGTGAGACCGCGGTGCCCGAAGTACTCCGAGATGATGTCGTCGCGCGGCCGCACCGGCAGGTCGACACGCATCGTCGCCTCCAACGTGCGAGCGAGCTCGGCGAGGGGGGCGAGCCCCGGATCGTAGAACGCGTGCCGGGTCATGGGCTCCATCCTTGTCCATCACGCCGCTTCGACAGCGGACCCCAATTGTTCTCGCACCGGGCCGTAGCGTGCGACGATCGCCTCTGCCCATTGCAGGAGCTCGGCGGCACGCTGGCCCGATGGGTGTGCCTTGACCCACAGTTCGAGGTTCTCGATCCGGTTGTCATCGCGCACACCATTTCTGTGGTGGACGGTTTCGTCAGGCTCAAGATAACGCCCGAGCGCTTCCTCCATGACGAGGATGTGCTCACGAACATAGCCGCGAGTGTTGATTCGGGGATGCCATGGAACGCGAACGAGCACGTATCCGTGTTGTCTATGGCGGATCCGGCCACCCTTCCAACTTGGGGCTTTCTCGCCTCGGTGAGCCTTTCCCCAACACGGCATGCAGAGTGCGGACCGCGGGTCGATCGGGGTTCCGCAATCTGCGCAGGCATGCTTGCGATCGCGTTGGGTGCAGGGTCCGCACCGGCGAGATCGGTTCTTTGTCGTGAACTTCCTGCCGCAGATTC